TTGAAAACCGCAGTTCCTGTCAATACGTTTACAGTTCCGTTTAATGTAGCTCTGAAATTAGCTAATGCCATTCCTTCTACAACTTCTTGAGCGTTATGCAACCAAGTTGGTTTAACGTAAATTTTGTTATCTGAAACATCGGCACGACCTGTTAAAACAGTGTCAATTATACCATTTACTCCAGTACTTAAATTGAAATCTAAGTCTGCAATAAATGTACATTGTACGTTAAACTCATAAGGATTTGTTAATTGGAATTTAACTACTGAACTTGCGGAGTTAGTTCCGTTGTTCATATTGTAGCCGTTTGTGTTGAACATTCCACCATCAAAACCTTTCAATGTGTTTCCAGTTAAAACTCCTTCCATAACATTACTTTCGTAAATTAGGAAGTAATCGTAGCCATCTTGTGAGTTACTAGAAAACGCTGCTTTTTGAAATGCTTTTCCTTTTTTGAAAGTTGCAGTAATCGTTGGTTTTCCTTGACGAACTACAGACATAATTCCTGACTGACTTTCTTCGGTAGTCGCATCTGGAGTTTCTGCAATAGCATCGAAAACACCTACAAAGGGCTCAATCAAACCTAATTGAATTTGGTCATCAATCCACGCTTTGTTTATAGTTACAGTAGATAAATCTATTGCGTAACCTTTTTTTACTCGATAAAAGCCATTAAGTAATCCCTCGATTACTTGGCAGTCATCCATCCCGATATTTAATCGGCTTATTGTACAATTAGTACCTGTTAATGTTGGCATCTTTTTTTATTTAATTGTTAAAAAATAATTTTATTTAAACAAGTTGTCGTACTTGTAAACGTTATTTCAGCATCGAAAATTATTGCATTCCAAATGTCTAAAGTTTTTATTTCATTTACGTTTCTAAACTCAACTCCATAATTAACAACTCTATTAGTTTTGATAGTATCAGTTTTTAACATTGATATTCCAGAACGTTGTAAAGCTGTTATTAAATTGTTTAATATAGGTTGCAGAATAATCTTAAAATCGTTGTTGTATTGAAACGGATTAAGTTCATCTTGCATCAATGATTTAGTCGCAATAACTATACTTGCATTTCTTTTTACATTTGGCTCATTCAAATCGTGAGTATCTTCTCCAGCAGTTAACCATATCAAAGGGTAAATTTGAGTTGAATTAATAAACATATACTTGTTTAACTCATTTATATCACCCCATCCATACTTTACAGTAAATGTATTGCTGTTTGCATCCGTAAACGTTGGCAAAATTGCTATCAATCTACCTAACTGCTCTTCAAAGACTATCATATTCCAAAAGAATTTTTACTTTCGTAAACCTTAAATTTAGTTAAATCAACACTAGTAAAGTCTGCTTTCTTATCGTTTAAATAACGATATAAACTAACTTCAATAGTTTCCTGATTACCAAACCAATCTATAAACTCGCCATCGTTGTAAACGATTGGATATATTAAATAACCATCTTGATACTTCGTTAAAAAGTTACAATTTGCGTTGGCTATCTTATACATCGGAGTTACTAAACTAGCACTTTGTGGATTTACTTGTGTTGTTCCTATTGCTGAAAGTCTATCGTTAGTATCGGTTACAAACTCCTCATAAATTCGGTATGCTATTAATGAATAATCATTACTTAAACCTTCCCAAACTTTACCATCGTAGTTTTCACCCTGTACTAAAGATTTCCATTTGGCATTTAGCGGATTGTTTATATCCGCTAATGCCGTTTGGAGTTCATTATAAGCCGTTAAACCTAATGCATTTAGTAAAATAGACTTTTCCAACTTAATACAAAGATTATCTAAATAACTTACGTTACTAGGACTTTGCATTGAAGCGTTGCTAACTGGTGCTGTTACCGATAACGGGATATACAACTCGTTTGCTTTTTGAAAATATGTCTTTGTTACTATTTGTGGCATTATTTCTTGGTTTTAACTTCTTTTACCTCTTTTGTGTACTTTGCAACTTTGTCAACGTGAACTAAATGCGATGCAAGAAGTGAGTCACATTCCCATTTATCGCCTTTCTTTTTAGTTGCAAAATCTTCTGTAAACTCAACTTCAATCATACTATGTAGCTAATGTAGTTAAAGCGGCTGAAATTGAAGTAACTCTTCTAAATCCTGATTTGTCAGCTTCACGAATTAAAAACGCTAATCTCTTACGTGCTTTGATAGTTCTAAGGTCGCTAGTAAATTGAGCATTAATCATACCTTCTGAAAGAACAACTCCGCCCATTTCATAGATAGTAGCAAAACGAGAATCTCCGATATACAATGTGTTTGCTACTACGTTGTTATCTTCAATAATATTCAAAGACACAATTCTGTCATCTGTACGGTCAAATACATAAGTATTATCAGTTGATTTTTTCAAACGTAATTTGTTAATGTCTGCAATGTTCATCGCAACAAAGTCAGGTCGGTATTTTGCGCCACCTGTCGAAGTGATTGATTCCATTACTTTTACACAAAGGTCATAAATGTTTGCATCTGCAATTCCACTAGCAACAGGAGTGTATGCTGGTACAGATGAAACTAAACCTGCTAAATTCTGTCCTGTGTTGTCCCCTGTTACGATTTGAGTATCGATTCTATCCTCTACGTTAGTAGCTAAGAAACGCTCTAATTCTGCGGCAGCCATAACCTCATCTTCAAAGAACTCCTCAGATACTGGTAAAGTATCACCGATTTTTCTAAGAGGCAAAGTGTACCCTTTGAAAGTTGCTGTCGATTCAGCAAATGCCACACCTTCGGCAACGTTTGCAGCCGCTTTAACAGTTGTTGCCTCGTCCCAATCGATATAAGCTATCGTTCCATTGTGATTTCCAGTTCCTACTTGAATTTTTGGGAAAAAGTCATAAAGTGAACGTGCTCTACGTGCTAATTGACCAACGCCTGATAACATAAGGTCAAGTGGATTAGTGGCAATAGATGCACGTACTAAGTTAGCTTTAACAGTGATTTCTCCTGATTTACCTTTAGACATTTCTTTTAACTGCTCTTTGTTTTCTTTGATAACATTAACAAGAGATTCTTTGTTTTCGCTTGAAACTCCTTTTTCTTGTACATCTTTTAAAGTCAACGCTAATTCATCGATTTGTCCTTTCAAAGCTGTTACATCAGCTCCTTGTGATTTAAGAGTTTCAAACTCTTGTTTTAGTGTAGCCAAATCTTCTTTGCTTACACTTGTTTCTTTAAAGGCATCTATTTTAGTGCCTAATTCTTTAATTAAATCTTCCATTTTACTTTTTAAATTTGTTTAATAATTCTTTTATTTGTTGCTCTTGTTTCTCTTTTTGAGTGTCTTTCAACGGCTCGGTAATAATCGGAGTGTCTTTGACGGCTTCGATTGATATTGTTGGTGTAGCATAATTCGACCCTTTTACAACGGCTGAACCCTCTACTATTTTTGCTTCTGTAACTGCCCAAAAGTAACCTTTTTCATCTGCTACTTCTTTATTGGCTATTTCTGGGTAATATTTATCCCAAACTTCTTTTTCTTCTGCATCCCATTTGTTATCTGAATTGATTGCTAATTCAAGTTTAACATATCGCATACCAACTGAATGCTCTTTTACATATCCTTTAGCATACTGCTCAAACATATAAGGATTACGCTGTTTAGATATTGTTGCGTTAAAAATCAATGCTTCCGTATCACCTTTTAGATTTAATCCTAAATCTGACCATTGCATAGTTTTAACTTCTGCTTTAACTTCATCGCTAATTATATGGTCAAATGTCATTTTATGTTCTTGTAATAATAATGCGCTTTTAATTTCTTTTGCTGATTTATTCCAAGTACCTTTAAAATGTACGTCTGAATGGCTATCCATTAAGTTAGTTGTATTAATAACTAACTTTGCTTTTAAAGTAGATATATCGGCTACACTAACTGCATCGGCTTTAGTCGTTTCTCCTTTTTCATTTTCAATCATTACACAATAAGAAATCGCATCAGCTTCTTTTGTAATCATTTTTTTTTGAGCAATAAGAGTGTTTTTATTTTCTCTTAACTCTTTAAACATATCCTCTTTATTTTGGAATTGTTTATCTGGAAACTCTTTTATTGTTATCATTTTTTAACTGTTTTATTAAATGATTTATTCTTTTCTTGTATAGAAGCATAAAGACTTGGATTTTCTTTTTTAATCTTTTCTAAGTCCATTTGCTTATTGATTTGTGGTAAATTTAATTTTGTACTCATAACCCTAATTTCATTTTAAATTCATTACTCATTTTAACCGCTTCTGCTGTAGATATTGTAGTGTTTTCAAGACCTAACTTAATAGCTTCTTGCATTGCTTTAAAACTATTGATTTTATCTACTACTATTGACTGCATTACTGCCAAGTGGTCATAACTCGCTTTTAATCTTTCGCCTTTATCTAATAATCCCCATTGTGAAGATAAAGAGTTCATTGTATTATCGGCAGTAGATTGTATTGAGTTTTGAATGTATTTAATAGTTCCTTTTTCCTGATTTTCAAAAGTGCTGTCTTTTGCGAAATAGTTAAGTACATCTTTGTTTAATCCAAAAGCTAATAGGCATTTATTAGCATCATCAGCAAACTGCTCATCTAAAAACAGTTTCTTCATATCAGTAACTAAATGCTGAACACTAATATTAGCATTGGTAAGAATTAAAGATTTATTATAAATTGCCTTGTCTATATTCTTACGGTCATCATCTTTTATTTGCGCCTCGTTACCCGTACTCTCGTTTTTACTTAAGTACTTTTGCGACATCTTAAGATTAATATTCTTTGATGCTAAGTTTTCATCTATATTACAAAGCACTTTATAAATAGCTTTAACTCGGCTTGGAGATTGCATAAATGTGTTATCTTGTAACCCATTTGCTAAATCGTACAAAGGCAGAATATCTGTTAAATACAAGTCATAAGTTTGACCATCAAGTTTATATTTAATTTTACGCTCATTAAACGCTTTAATATCTTGTTTGGTAACTAAAAATTTATTTAACTTTTGGCTATCGTTTAAATCAATCTCAGTAGGTATAAGATTATAAATTGCTTTAGGAAGTTCGTTTGCAAACGCTTTCTTTTGGTAAATATAGTTATTACCCGAAGTTGATAAGAATACCATTTGCTGGTAAAAGAAATCTT